AGCGGGAACGCATTGCGAAGATCAGTCCAGTAGGACCGCTCATTGGTTGAACGCCACAGATATCGTATGCAACTAGGTTAGGCATAGAGCGTCTGATCAAGGAGATCAGAACGGGATCGAAACCAGCTAGACCTGCGGTATTGCTGTTACCAAGTGCAGAACCAGCAGGAGATACTGTAGAAGCTCCTAGGCTGTTGACTGCGACTTCGTTGATCATTCCACGCTCTTCGCGTAGGAATCTTTCTTGGTTTTCTAGCAGGACTGCGGTAACACTTTTTCTATAGTTGTCTTTGATGGCGCTAGCGCCTTCATGACCTAGAACAGGTGCCCACTTTTCCTGCAGAGATTTTGCATTAAACATTTGTTTGTGCCTCTGAATTTGGAAAAATTAGTACGGTTATAATCAGTTAGACCAGCGAGACATTGCATTGATATATGCCGCCATTGCTGGGGATACATCTGCTTCTTCTACTGGTGTTTCTTCAGTCTCTTCTCTCACAACAGGTGCGTTGGGGAAGTAGCTCTCTTTAAGTGCTTTAACTTTCTTTGTGTATTCCTCTTCGGATACAAAGTCAACACCCTCAGCGAGAGTAGCGAGTTTGTCCTTCTGAGTATCTACTAGACCTTCGCTAACAGTGTTAACGATGACCTTCTTAGCAGACTCATTGAGACGATTCTGTAGTTTCACATTAGCCTTGACCTGTTCGTCTAGGCGCTCTTCCATTTCACGAATAGTATCAGCCATACCCTCTACCGCGTCAACCTTGTCGTCGGGGATAGAGATGTAGTGCTCTTCAAAGAGATTCTTGAGACCTGCAATGAAGTCTTCAGTAATCTCATTTCTGATTCCACGGTCAACAGCAACCTGATTGGATTCCATCCATTGACCGATGGCGTAGTTCATAGTGCCGTTAACTTCCTCGGAAAGTTCTGCTCTAGCAGCAGCAACTTGCTTATCGAGTTCGTTAGCAAAATGTTCTACAAGCTTGTCGTACTCTTCCGACATTTTTGCCTTGATAGCAGCTTCAAAGATAGTCTTTGCTTTCTCGGCAAACTCCTCGGAGAGTTCGGTTCCTTCTAGTAATGCGTTAACGTCGTCAGAAACGTCAACAGACTCATACGATGGTTTGATAGGATACGAAACGTCGGGACCTTTGCTGGTTCCGTATGCAACTTCAGCACCTACAGAAGGAGTAGTGCCTTGGTCGCCTGCGTCATTGATGTTCGCGGTTTGAGCAGTTCCGTCGCTTTGTGCCGCCTTAGCACCAACAGGTGCAGCAGCCTTAGCGCCAGGATTGTCTTCACCTTCGTCGTTACCATCTGGACGAGGACCACCATTATCGGTAACGGACTGACCTGAAGGAGCAACCTCTGTACCTACAGAAGGTTGGGGATCGGAACCGCCTTTAGCGCGGTTAGGTTCACCACTAATGCCACCACCAGGAGCAGCAGGGTTTGCAGGGAGCACAGCAGCAGTTACAGTAGGCATTGGATCGCCTTCTGCAAGGACGACGTTTTGCTCACTAACGAACTCCGCGAACTTTTCGTTTAACATATCTGACATTTGAGTTATCCTCGTGTTTCGTATGATTAGTCTATAGTTTATTTATTAAATTATAATCCTGAAAGGAAATCACCAAACACCTTGAGGGTTCTCTCCTCAAGCTGTTGGCGAGTGCTTTCATCAATGTATCTCTGGTATTTAGCAACTTTTGATTCCTTTAGAATTCCGTTGTCCCATACCCATTCTTTGCCTTCCATGATGCCGTTAACAAATGCATCTGGCGCGGAAGGATCTGCTACGATATCAGCAGCAGTTGCTAGCATGAAGTCATCCATAACAACATTAACGTCTTCACGCTTATCGATGCTACCCATACCACGGGAAGAAACTCCTAGTTGAACTCCTTCTCCTAGTAGAGACTTAGCAATCTTACCCATTGGTGTATCAAGGATCTGAGCTTTACCAATGAAGTTATTACCTTCTGCTTTGAGTGAAGTAATTCTGTGTGAAACTCTATCGAGATTAACAGTAGGACCATCAGGGTGACCCAACTCACCTAGAGCACGCTTGGTTTTAACATACTCTTCGTTGTAACGACTCACTTCTTTCTCTAGAACAGAGAAAGGATACATGCGACCGTTACGGTTCTTTAGTTCCGATTGAAGAAAGACACCTTCGATGTACAACTTCTTATCATCACCAGTTCCTTCGGTGATTAGTTTTACGTCTTCAATCGTTTCCGTTATCAGTTTCATCTGGTAGTGCCTCTGCTGGTTCGTCAAAATAAGTTTTCGCTACAATCTGTTTGTATGCCGCCATTGCATCTGCTGCTTTTGAAAATAGCAAATCGTTAATAGCGCTGATTGCATCTGCTCTGTTACCGTTCTCGATCTTATCGACAACGTTCATAACTTCGCTGTTTGGGTTAGATTGTTCCATAACTGTAAAAATTATTTATCATTACTAGAGGTTTTAGAAGGCGCGGGTTTTAATCTTGCCTGTTCTTTTGATGCTTCAAGAGATCTTTCGTGTGCATCATCTGCCTGTTGTGCAGAGATTTCTGGTTGATACGCTGCATTTTGGCGATCCATCATATCAAACGTATTAACATCTACAGGATCCATAATGAGACCTGCTTCCATCTCTTTACGCATTTGCTTATCCTGTTCCTTGATCTCATCATCCTTATGTCCAAGGACGTGTCTACGAACATAGTCAACGGAATAATACTTACCAACAAATGCATCCATTTGTGTGACGAGTGCAATCCTTTGAGTCTCCATCTCAAGTTCTTTCAACTCATTGAAATGATTATCATGGAGGAAGTCATACTGAATATGCTCCGCCATTTCATCCCAATCTTCAGGAGCAATTACTCCCTTTAGAATGAGTTGAGTCTTGAGGGTATCGTGGAAGATTCCACTAAATCTTTTACGTAGTCTACCGATGAACTTACCGAACTTAAGTTCGTCTCTAAGGACTTCAGTGGTTTTACCAAGATTAAATCCTTTGTTATCGTCGGTGAGACGAGAGGGAGGAAGATTGAGAGAGTTATAGAGTTTCTTTTTAAAATACTCCACATCCTTGAGTTCGCCAAGGTTCTGTCCGCCAGGTAGTGTTGTGATCTCAGTTCCGCGACCACCCTCTCTACGAGGCAACCAAAAATCCTCTAGCATACTCATGTGCTTTTTGTCGTCACGAATCTCGCCAGTAGCAGCATCGTAAACTAGCTTGTTACGATAGCGATTCATAACGTCACGAAGGTATTGTTCTGCCTTGACTTTAGGCAGGTTACCAACATCAATATAGAAAATCCTACGTTCAGGAGCACGAGACAATCTGTAGATAACCAGAGCATCTTCAATCATTCTTAGTTGATTGAGTGCTTTGATTCCTTTGTGTAGGAAACTTAGATGCATCCTTTTGTTCATATCCTGCAAACCAGAATGAACATATGTGATTGCATCAAAAGCAATTTTAATCCCCTGGTTACTGGAGAAGTCACCTGTTCCAATCATCGAAGATTGTCTACCGTAACCTTTTGGATTGTATACGTAGTAATCAACGTAGTCTCCCCACTCATGCTCTAGCGCAGTACCGCGAATAGCAATAGGGTCTTCTACTTTTTTGATCTTTTGTCTGACCCTTCTAATTTTTAGAGGATCAATATAACGAAGTTCTAAAATACCCTTCTTAGGATCATTGAGGTCGATTACCTTGTGGTAATATGTTCTACCATCAACATACCAGTTGCGGATAAGTTCATGTGCCTTCATATCAAAATTGAGAAGACGTTTGATGTACTCAAACTCTTCTCTAATGCGCTTCTTAACTGAAGCTCCAACCTGTAAATTGGTTAGATCAATCTGAACACATGTATCATTGGAATCACTAACAACAAACTCGTTAACAATATCATCAATCGCAGAGTCACACTCTGGATGTAGAGACATATCTCTATATCTCTTGATAAGGTCATACTCATTTCTTGCTTGAGCATCCGTTTCTACATACGTTCCAAAGTAACCGCCAGCTGCGACGTTTACTCCGTCCTCAGCATTAGGAGGGACAGGGGATTGCCCCCTGCCCTTGTCCTTACGATTAATTTGAAATCCGAATAATTGACTCATCGTGTATTGTACACTGTCTCAACTATTCTATTTAGGACTTCAGAAATTAGTCGTCTACCGAGATCGATGGTGGGTTAGATGCTGCTGCTCCACCAGTTTCAGAAGTCCAATAGGACAACTGGAATTCAACCGTGAATTCAGAGACCTGATCATTGCTATCATAAGCAAGATCGATCTGAGAAATGTTGGTTGGGAAGCAATGCCAGAGTTTGTACTCTCTGATGACGCTGCCGTTATCAGTTCCGTCTTTCTCTAGTTGCTTAACCAGCAGGTGAGCCATGTAACCAGTACCATCAGTTTCAGGTGTGAATAGTGGTGCTCTGTTACCAGCATGTGTATTGATTTGCGCTGCCCACTGTTCCATGAAGGCACGAATTCTCATGTCTTCATCGTTGACGAATGTTGCAGTCCAGGTATCGAATGTACGATCACCTGCAATCTTTACAGTTCTTCCTCTGAAAGGAACTTCGATAACACCCAAGTTGGATGCTGGGAGTGCTGCAGATTTGCAAAGGATGTTAGTCAGATCAACGTCTGTACCACCCTTGGCGAGTGTTCCTGGGAACTCGAAGTTGACCAGGAACATGTTAGGCTTAACGCCTTGCTTGATTCTCTGCAGAAACTCATTTACGTTTGAGTTAATAGCCATTGTTTTTTCCTCTTTCCGTGGTTAATTGAATCGTAGTTGTATCAAGCGCGTCCAACTACTTCACTGAAGGAAACTCCAGATCTAGTAGCAACAAAGGACAGGGTGATGTAATTGATCGAGCGGGTTGGTTTTACAAATACTTCAGCAACAAACTCGTTTCTATCAATTACAGATGCGGTGTTGTTTGTCTCATCACAAACAACTAGGTAATCAGTGATACCTCTTCTTGCCTGAACCTCGGTGAGGTAGGAAGAAAGCGCGTTGGTGAAACCAAGTCTTGTGGTCTCATCATTTTGCTCGAAGAGTACACCCTTAGCGAGTGCTTCTGCTCTCTTCTCGATGTTGATGAAGAGACGACGAACGTTAATTCTGTCGAAAGCAGAAGGTGAAGACAATGCAGTCTTATCACCGAATAGTGTGATACCTTGACCAGGGAAAGAAACAATAGGATTGATTCTTGCTTGATAAAGTTCGTCTCTATCTGCACCAGTTGGATTGAATGCAAGTTTAATTGCATTACGTAGTCCACCTCTGTTCATACCAGCGGGGGAGAACCAATCGTCTAGGGTTGCGGAAGTAGAGACACACAGACCAGCAACGTCTCCGTTGCAAGGAATGTAGCGGTACTTATCGTTGAAGCGGTCATAGAAATACTTGAAACCACTGTCTAGCATTGTGTAAGAGCTAGAACCAAGATTCGAGAAGAAGTTGATTGTGTTTTGCTTCTGCTGTGCTCTCGATAGGGTTACAGTACCAGAAACCTGATTCTCTTTGTAAGGTGATAGGAAAGCAACGCAATCCTTTCTTAGACCAGCGACTGTTGCACAGTATGCTGCCTTAGTCTTAGCGTTTGCTTCAGTTCCACCAGGAACGCCACCACCCATTAGGATGAAGTCGATCGATGTGGTTTCTTTATCAGCGAATAGGTCTAGTCCAGACTCAAACTCTCCGTTAGTGTAGTCGTAGTCATCAGTACCACCTGTTAGAGTGGTAGCAACTACACCACTAACCTTCATCCACATTCCGCTAGCGGATGCAGAACCCCATGCAGAACCTGCTTGAGTAGTAGAAGGAGCGTGTGCCTGTGTTACAGCAGAACCAGCATAGACATATGAAGAAACGAGTTCTAGTTGATCTACGTAGTATGCTGCACCACCTTCACCAGTCTTACCATCGCTTAGTTTGGAAAGATAGGTTAGTCTCTCGACGATGCTTCCTTTGCTACCAGATAGAGATCCATCTCTGTCTACAACAGCGATGTGTAGTTCGTCATACTTGACGCCTCTGTCTGCAGCGAATGCAGAAGTACCAGGACGAGGACCGATAGCAGATAGGCGGGTTAGACCGTCACCAGGAATTCCTTCGGTTCCATCGGTGTTGGTGTTTGTCCACCAGTCGTATGCATCTTGGATAGCAATCGAAGTATCCTGAACTGTGGAAACAGTTAGAGTACCAGCTGCTCCACCAGATTGAGTAACAGTGACTGTATCGTTTGCTTCGTAAAGTGTACCACCTACGTTAGATACAGCAGCGGTGATTGGACCAGTAACCATACCAGAATCAATGGTGAAGGTTGCGTTAGCACCAGCACCTGTGATCG